TAATGAGGCAAAACATTTAGAAATATACATGCCAGGATTATCACGATGGCACAGAGTTACCCCAACTGATTTTAGATCCTTTGACGGTAAGAGAAAAATACAAGGTAAGAAGTATGAAGGTCCGTTATATGCTTACGGAACTAACCGAAAAGTTTCACCAAAACACAATAATAAGATCGTTCCAAGTAAAGTTTTAACCGAACGTAATGCACGTTCACAAAAAATGCGATAATGTCCAAAGCCAAAATTAAAAAAATTTCCCTAGATCAAGCCACTAAATATTTCAGTCAAGACGAAGACTTAATAGACTCTCCAATTCGATTCTATACCCTAACAGAAGACGAAGATGGATGGGATAAAATAACATATTACACCTCCAGACGTAAAGATATGTACGCGAATAGAGGTAACGCTGATCAATGGGTTTATATATTATCAAACCCTGCTTTACCTAATATGCTCAAAATAGGTTACACAAAAAACGACCCACACACACGAGCAAAACAAATTAGTGCCTCCACGGGAGTAGCCTTACCATATAAAGTAGAATGGGCATTTCAATGTTTTAATGGCGAGCAATTAGAGCAAGAAGTCCATCGAGAATTAGAAACTTACCGCGTAAATCAAAACAGAGAATTTTTTGATATACCATTGGTTGAAGCACAAGAGGCAATTGAAAAACTTGGAAAACACTATGTATAGTATATACGTATGTATAAATTAAAATATGATGAGAGACCTAAAAGAAGAGTTGTTAAAAATTAAAGGAGGCGATTTCCCTAAATGGTATGCATCGCTTACCAAACTTGAAAAAGCCGAATATTTTCAAGCGTTAGAACAATTAGAAAAAGAATTTAGAGCAAAATAATTTGGTTTATGTTTAAAAGGTAATATATTTATTACCGATATGAACATTAATCATATATTTAATCTATTTGGAGGTGATCCTAAAAAATACACTGAGGAGACACCTACTACTATTAATATGGCTGATTTTGAGAAAACACCAACCTATAAAGTTGGTATGTTTAAAAAAATTATTCTAAATCAGCATGTATTTCAAAAAAAACTTATTAATATGTTTAAAACTCCTAAGGATGATTTTGGGATGGATGGTATGGATGAAGTAGGAGAATACATAGCTCACCATAGAGCCTGGAGTTATATTAAAGATTGTAAAATAGATGATGAAGTATGGCAAGGTAGTTTAACAATTCAACATGATGATTATTTAGATACATCATTAAAACTATCAATATCTTTCTTTGAAGAACGAGAAGAGTATGAAAAATGTGCTTTTTTAGTGAAAATTCAAAAGTATCTTAAAGATAATTTGGAGTCGAAATCCTAATATCGTATATTCCCATTACGGGGTTTAAAAAAACGTATAATAAAAAAAAGTGTGACAAGGTGACACACGGGATTATAAGGAATACCCTATTACAATTAAATAAAGTTATGAGAAATAAAAAACTAGTACAAAATAGATTATCTACCCTCCAGGGTCAATTAAAAAAACTTGACATGCAAATTCATAGAGGTGGGGATAGAGTAACTATTAATGAAGCTCAAAGAGCAATAGAAGAAACAGTTCAAGATATTGTTGATATTATAGAAAGAGAAGTATAATGAGTCTATCTGCAGAACACATTCAGGCGAATTGGGAAATATTTTTAACCAATATTGAAGAACATATATCATCCCCCAGAAAGGAAAAATTATTAGCATTTTATAAGAAATTCGAAGATGATCTTGTATTAATGCCAGCATCACATAAAACAGCTTACCACAATGCATTTCCAGGTGGTTATGTTGATCATGTTAATAGAGTTGTAAGCGGTGCTTTAGCCATAAATAAAATATGGAAAGAATTTGGTACAGAACAAAATTACACTATTGAAGAACTTGTATTCTCAGCTATAAACCATGATTTAGGTAAAATGGGTAATGGTGAAGAAATGGCATATTTACCTTCTAAAGATGATTGGAGAAAAAAGAATTTAGGTGAAATGTATCAATATAATAAAAAATTAGCCTATATGTCAGTTCCAGACAGATCTATTAAATTACTAGTTGACCATGATATTAAGCTTACTGAAAACGAATGGATGACTATTAAATTACATGATGGTTTATATGACCAAGCTAATGAGCCTTATTTAAAAAATTACATGCCAGAGCAAAAGCCTCGAACTTCTATGGTATTTATAATTCATCAGGCAGACTTAATGGCAGCAAGAATCGAATTCGAACAAGTATGGCTTTCTAAATTTAATGAAGAAGTTTTAGATAAACCTAAGGCTAAAAAATTAGATGTAAAAACCAAAGCACTTGGTTCAATGAAAAGTGAAGGGTTAAAAGACATGTTAAATAGTTTATGATAGTAACAATAGTAATATCTTCACTATCAGTATTAGTGGTAATCTTAGGATTTACCACTTTTAATTTAATGCGTAAAAACGAAAAACAAGAAGACATATTAGCAGAGTATCTTCAATACTTAGATAGATTATCTAAAACGATAGATGTATCTGATAAAAAACTTAAAGAAATAGATCGAGCTGGTACATTTAAGTCCGATGATGAGGTTGGATATTTTTTTAAATCTATCCAAGACATTCAAGATATCTTGAATGATTTCAAGTTAAAAGAAATAAAATGATTACCGTGGCTAAAAAAAGAAGACCCAGGAGTAAAAACTACTTTACAAAAGATACCGAACAGGCTATTGTTAAATATAATAATGAACCAGACCCAGAAATTAGAAGTAAAATATATAGAGATGAAATCCATTATGCTTTTTTTAAATTAACAGAAAATATAATTCATACTTTTAAATTTTATTATACTGAAGTAGACCAGATAGAACATCTACAACATGAAGTAATAACTTTTTTATTATCTAAATTACACTTATTTAACCCAGATAACGGAGCAAAAGCATACTCATATTTTGGTACTATAACAAAAAATTGGTTAATAGTATACAATACAAAAAACTATAAAAAACGAGTTCAAAAAGCACCTGTAGATGAACTATATAAGGATGATAATTATTCTTATAATATGGGTGAAGAAAAAGAAAAAGAAAAATTAGGCATTTTTATAGATAGCTATGTTAAATATGTTGAAGATAGATTTGATATATTTTTTCCTAAAGGTAATGATGCTAAAGTAGCAGATGCAATATTAGAATTATTCCGTAAAAGAGAAAATTTAGAAATATTTAATAAAAAAGCATTATACATCTATATAAGAGAAATAATGGCTAGCCATGGTTTAGAGGTTAAAACACCAAAAATTACTAAAATAGCCACTAAGTTATATGGATTATTTAAAGGTAGTTATGTTTTTTATTTAGAAACAGGATATATAGATTTTGAAAGATCTTAATTAATCATATTTATACATGAATCAAACGTATAACTATGAGCCACTTAGACAAAAATATATTCGGTAAAAAATCATACTCGGATTTACTTAAAGAAATCTACGATAATCAAAAGAAAAAAGAAACACAAATTAGTGCATTAATCAACGAATTAAAACCATTAATCAGTGATATAGGTGATGCTACAATGATAGTACCGCTTATTAAAGAATACATGGAATTAGGCATTAAAAATGATGAAGCACTTATAAAAGTTGCTACTATATTTCAACGTATATTTGCAAATGAGGGTAATGAAGAAAATGGATTTGGTATTTCTGAAGCAGAAAAAGAACAATTGCTAAACGAAATACAAAATTTACAATTACCTCCTAAAAAGGAAGAATAAAAATGACACTTATAGATAGATTTGGACCTAATGCAAATAATCAAGAAATTGATTCTTTTGAAAATTTTGATAAAGATAAAATCATAGTAGGAAGGGTTAAAAGTATTTTTTTAAGTAAAACCGATGATGAAAATTTAGGAGCAGTAGAAATTGAACCTATATCACCTTATAATAAAACAAAAATAATAGCTTATCCTTTTTTTCCTAATTCAACATCATATCCCCTTATAGATGAAATAGTGTTATGTAATTTTCTTCCTTCGGAAACTATAGGATCTTCGGATGCCAATAAAAAATATTATTATTTAGGTGTAGTGAATATATGGAATAACCCTCATGTAAATTTTTATCCTGATGCCCAAAGTAATGAAGGCAATATCCCTCAATCAGAAAAAAAATCAATTCAGGAAGTTCAGGCTGGATCTAATGTAAAATTAGCATCTACTAATCCTAATGAAGCTCCTAGTACTCAATATACTTTTAAAGAAAGAGATAATATTCATCCCTTAAAACCCTATGCTGGGGATGTTATAAATCAAGGGAGATTTGGTAATAGTATAAGATTTGGTAGTACAAATAAAACAACAGATAAAAATAAACCTGCTAATAATTGGTCTGAAAATGGTACTACTGGGGATCCTATTTTAATATTAAGAAATGGGCAACCACTAGATAAAAAAAATTTACCTAATAAACCTTGGAATCCAATAGATGAAAAAATAGATTTTGATTTATCATCTATATATTTAACATCTACCCAAAAAATTGATATTAATGTTGCTAATAGTAATCCTAAAAAAGGAGGAGGTTATCTTTCATATAGTGAAAAGGAAGATACACCTAATTTCCCTAATGATTATGCAGGCAACCAAGTTATAATAAATTCAGGACGTTTAGTTTTTAATACAAATTTTGACCATATTTTATTAAGTTCTCAAAAATCAATTAGTTTTAGTTCTCAGGAAGGATTTCATTTTGACACTCCTCAAAATTTTGTAATTCAATCTGGAACCACTATTAAACTAGGAAGTAGAAAAGCTACAGAACCACTAGTAAAAGGGGAAATTTTAAGAAGTAATTTAGAAACTTTATGTAAAGGTTTACTTGAATTAGTAGGAATATTAAAGTTTCAACAAGTTTGGCCTGGAGGAGGATCAGTTCCTGATAATCAACTTTCTCTAGTAGCAAATAATGCAGAAACAATATTAAATGATGTAATTAAAAGTTTTCAAAAGGATAACAATGATAATTCTCCGGTTTTATCTAATGTAAGTAAAACTATTTAAAAATGGCTGAGGAAATTATTAATTATAATATAATAGGGAAAATAGTATCTATAAGTCAGGATCCTTTATCTCAAGCAAAAATAACTTCTCCTAATGGTGATTCTACCCTTTCTGAAACTAATGGGGAATTTTTACTTACAGGAACTTATACTTTAGGAGAAATATTTAAAATAACTATATCATTACCTAATTATTCACAAAGAACTATTAACCCTTTTACACTTAAAAAAAATTTAAAAAACAAAGGCAATTTAGGTCCTATAGTTTTAAAATCTGTTAAAGAAGATTTAGATAAATCAATTAAAAAAGAATTAACACTTCCAAATGATCAATTAAAGCAACTTCAAAAATCAAAAATGAATTTTGAAACGGCAAAGCAACAAGCAATTAATGATTTAATGACTAGAATGAAAACTGTTTTAATTCCTTCTATTTTAACTTTAATAGCCGAATTTGGTATTTCTAATGCCCAAGAAATGTTAGGAAAAAGTATTGAAGAAATGAATGCTACTTGTCCTCCTAGTTTAGAAAAATTAAACCAAATAATAGAAAAGAAAAATAAATTAACAAAGACATTAAATAATCAATTTAAATTTTTAAATACTATAAAAATTGGGTCTGAAATAAATGAAAAAATTATTTCTGTATCTGAAATAGCAGTTGAAACCATTAGTAAATTAGCAATATTCTTCCCAGTAGCAGGTTTTGGAGCACCAGATCCCTCAAAGGCATTAACGGCTCCTGATGGTATTATTGATAAAATAAAAGAAATTTTAAAAAAATTAGGTTTAACTGTTCCCCAATTAGTATTAATATTAGGTATATTAGTTCAAACAATATCTAAAATTTTAAAATTTTTATCTTTATTAGATGGTTTAGTTGGAAAATGTGCTACACAAGATTCATTACCTCAAGAAAAACTATCAGAAGATTTATTAAAAGCCACAGAAACCCAATCTAATCAAGGATCCCCAGTTGTAACTAATGTAAATGGGTTTGAAATGGGGGTAGTATCTATAGATAATGTAACAGTTGGGGGGTTAAAAAGAAGACAAGCAATAGCAAGAAATGCGGATGACGTAATAATGTTAAGAGGAGAACCTTCATTTTCTTCTAACGATCAAATATTAATAGATGAATTAGTATTCTATATACAACAAAATAATTTAAAAGCATAATAATTCAATATTTATAACAAACACAAACATGAAAACCGAAGCACTTAAAAGAATAATAAAAGAAGCCGTAAGAGAGGCTATACAAGAAGAGCTAAAGGAAGTTTTACTAGAAGCAGTTAAAGCACCTAAAGCTGTAGTTACACAACCAATACAAGAAAATATCACATCAACTACACAGGCACCTGTTACACAAACACCTAAAAAATCTTTAAAAGAACAAAGACAAGCATATATGGATATTTTAGGAGAAACAGGTTTAAATATGAATAGTACACATGCTCCTGGGTTTGGTAATAAACCATTTAATCCTACAGGTAATATAGATACTACTTCACAAAATGGAAGTTTACCTGCAGGAGAAGTTAACATGGATCAAATAATGGGATTAATGACTAAATAATGGCATTTAACGCACAACAAATATTTCCAATAGACTTTAATAAAAGTGCTGCTGTAGGAATAAATTTACCTTTTTCTGCACCAGGGGTATTTAAATCTAATTTTACTACAAAAGAAGCTATTAAAAGTAATCTTATAAATTATTTTTTAACTAACCCTGGAGAAAGACCTTTAAACCCCACATTTGGTGCAGGATTAAGAGATTTTGTTTTTGAACAGATAATAGATGAAAATTTAGATTTTCTCCAAGAAAAAATCTCAGCGGACATGCAAATTTTTTTTCCTAATGTAAATATTTTAAATTTAGAAGTATATAGTAATACAAATAATAATTCAATAAATATATCCTTAAACTATAATATAATTAATACTAATATAAGTGATACAATAGAAATAGATTTTACCTAATGGCTACAAAAATAAATAGAGATATAAAATATTTAGATAGGGATTTTTCTGAAATAAGAAATAAATTAATAGAATATTCTAAAACCTATTTTCCTAACACCTACAATGATTTTTCACCATCATCCCCTGGAATGATGTTTATAGAACAATCAGCCTATGTAGGTGATGTAATGTCTTTTTATTTAGATAATCAATTACAAGAAACATTTACAACATTAGCTAGGCAAACTAATAACTTATATGAACTAGCTTATATGTTTGGATATAAACCTAAATCAACTAATGCAGCCCAAACAACTATAGAATTATATCAACAAGTACCATCAAAATTAGAATCAGGAAATTATGTCCCTGATATGGATTATACTTTAACTATAGGAGAAAATAGTACTATAGTCTCTTCTTTAAATTCTAAAATTAATTTTTTAATTCAAGATAAATGTGATTTTTCTATTAATAATAATTTAGACCCTACTGAAATTTCTGTATATAGCATATCGGGAGAAATTCCTCAATATTTTTTACTTAAAAAAACAAGGAAAGCTATTTCAGCTAATATAAATACTACTACTTTTAACTTTGGAACTCATGAACAATTTCCAACAGTTAATTTAGAAGGAAGTAATATTATAAAAATATTAGATATTACAGACTCAGATGGGAATGTTTATTCAGAAGTAGATTATTTAGGCCAAGAAATGGTGTTTGATAGTATAAAAAATACTAATCCAAATGATCCTAATAATGTAGCAGATGCAGGTGAAGTACCTTACTTACTCCAATTAAAAAAAGTACAAAGACGTTTTGCTACAAGATTTACATCAGAAAATAACTTGCAAATTCAATTTGGGGCAGGTAATCCAAATGATACGGATGAATTAATAACTCCAAACCCAAATAACGTAGGTATAGGTTTACCATTTGAACAAGATAAACTTACAACAGCATATTCACCTACAAACTTTTTATTTACAAATACTTATGGTATAGCACCTTCTAATACTACTTTAACAGTAAGATATTTAACAGGTGGAGGAGTTGATGCAAATGTTTCTTCTAATGATTTAATTACTTTAAATACTACAAATACTTTTTTTAATAATAATAATTTAAATGGTACTACTGCAAACTATATATTTAATACTTTAACTTCAACAAATCCAGAAGCTGCAGATGGGGGTGCAGCAGGAGATACTATAGAACAATTAAGGCAAAATACTTTAATGCAAATAGCCGCTCAACAAAGAACAGTTACTTTAGATGATTATATGGTAAGAGCTTTAAGTATGCCTTCTGATTTTGGAACTGTGTCTAAAATATATATAGAAAAACCTACATTAGACAACCAGGTATCTACAATTGAAACTTTATGTATGTATGTTTTATCTAAAAACAACTCAGGTCAATTTTCTTTACCTACAGAAACATTAAAAAGGAATTTAAGAACTTATTTATCACAATATAGAATGATAGGTGATAGTATAGAAATTAAAGATGCCTATATTATAAACATAGCAATAAATTTTGAAATAGTAGTTTTACCTAATTTTATAAATAGCCAAGTAATATTATCTTGTATTAATACATTACAAGAATATTTTAATAGAAATGATTGGCAAATTAATCAACCTATAATTATAA